GATTACGTCATGCAGATGCGCGCAAAACGTCTGGGTGCTCAAAAGGGTAATCCGCCCAATGTGCAACTGCCGCCGTCGCTGTCGTCGGTTCGGTCGTCATCCGGCCGCATGGATAACGGCGGCGATCTGAGCAGCGCCTCACTCTACGACTTCGCCACCAAGTAAACCGGCCGCCCTTCCGACAGGAAGTACCCGCCCTTCGTGGCGGGTTTTTTGTTGGGTGCGGCCATAGCAGAAAGGGCATACGGCCATGGCCGTCACCGATATCCACAGCAATAACAAGCTGATCAAGTTCACCCAGCAGATCAATCGCGAATGGGTGCGCGAGAACATGTTCAGCCCATACATGGGCGATGATCTCAACGCCATCATTCGCCGCCGCATGGAATTGAAAGCCGGCGGCGAAGTGATGAATATTCCGATCGTTTCCAGGCTGCAAGGTATTGGTGTTAGCACCGGACCTTTGGTTGGAAACGAAGATAAGATTGACGATTACGGATATAGGGTATGGTTAGAATGGGTGCGCAACGCCGTTGTTACTACTAAGGCAGAAAGCCAGAAGGACAGCGCCGACATCTTCGGGGAAGCAAAGCCCCTGTTGTCGGATTGGCTGTCCGAGGTCACCCGCGACGAGATCATTGCGGCGATGATGGCGCTGCCGACCGAGAGCCAGCCCGCGGCCGGCGTTCGTGTCAACGGCATCCAGTACGATCTGTCGACGGTGGCGCAGCGCAACACCTGGCGCACCGACAACGTCGATCGCATTCTCTACGGTGCGGCGACATCGAACTCGGCGACCGACCACGCCACATCGTTGGCCAACGTCGACGCCACCGCCGATAAGTTCACGGCCGCGAACCTATCGCTGCTCAAGCGGGTGGCGATGGGAGCCAATCCGCGCATTCGGCCGTACAAGACCCGCGATGGCTACGAATACTATGTGGCCTTTGCCGGCCTCAACGTGTTCCGCGATCTTAAGATTGATCTGCAGACCGTGAACAAGGATGCGCGCTCACGCGAGGGCCGCGAGGTTAACGGCGCTCCCGATAACCCGCTGTTTCAAGACGGGGATCAGATTTACGACGGCGTCATCGTGCGGCTGGTGCCGGAAATCTCGCTGTTCGTGTCGAACGTCTGGACCTCGCTCAAGACTGCCGGCAACGGCGGCACCCGCGTGGAGCCGGTGTTCCTGTGCGGTCAGCAAGCGGTCGCGCTCGCCTATGGGCAGATGGCCAAGCCCACCTTCAGAAAAGAAGATGACTACGGCTTTGTCACGGGCACTGGAATCGAGGCCGCCTACGGCGTCGGCAAGATCTTCAAGAAGCACCCCAAGGCTGGCACCAAGCTGGTGCAGTGGGGCATGGCAACCGGGTTCTTCAACTCGGCTTCCGACTAAGCAAGCGCAGCGCGCTAGCTTTTTCTTTCTTAGCCGTTCAACCCGAATAGGAGAAGGAACATGGTTGCTAACCTGATGACCAACACGCCGGCCCGCGATCCGTTCAACAACGCGGTGATCTCGATCGCCGGCCGCATCACCGCGGTGTCCGGCGGTGGCGCCACACAGAGCGTCAAGATCGGCACCATCCCGGCCGGGGCGCTGATCCTGGGCGTCAACACCAACGTGGAAACGGCCATCACGCCGGGCACTGCCACGTTGAACGTCGGTACCACTGCGGCCGGCACCGACATTGCCGCCGGCATTGCGCTCACCGCGGGAACGGTGACCACGCCGCCGGCGGCGGCGCTCGCCAACCCAGTGACGGCCGACACCGACGTGTACGCCAACCTCGCGGTGTCCCCCACCGCGGGCGATGTCTATGTATCGGTGCAGTTCGTCAAGCCGGTGTCGTAAATGACCACGCTCACTTGGTTGAGCACCGACGACTATCGGGAGGGGGAAACCCCTCTCGACAGCATTATCTGGTGCGGCGTGCTATTCACCGCCGGCGACAAGGTCGAGGTTAGTGACCCGTGGATGATCGCCAAGGCTCGCGGCAATCGGTTCTTCCGGGTGGAGGACAGCAACGGCAGTCCGCGCCCGGAAACATGGACCAACGACCCGCCGCCGCCGATCGAGGAGCCGCCGCGCTATCCCACCACGCCGCCGGATTATCCGCCCGAGGATGAGCCCGAGCGCGAGCCCAACAAGAAGCGCAAGGGGCGCCCCCGGCGCATAAGGGACAACGGCGATGCTGATCAGTAATTTCGGCGACCTCAAAGCCGTACTCAGCAAGTACATGTTTCATGCGCGCCAGGCGCCGGACTACGACCTGATGGTGAGCAATTTCGAGCGTGCCGCCAACCGCCGCCTGCGGGTGCGGCAGATGGAGGCGATGACGCTGCTCACCACCGTGAACGGCGAAGCGAGTTTGCCGGACGACTATCTCACCTGGCGCACGGTGCTGCCGGTCGACCGCACCCGCTATCCGACCTCCAGCGCGGAAATGGATTATGTACATCCGGCCTATCTTCCCACCATACGCAACGATACTTGTGCGTTCCTGTTCGCAATCGAGGGCGCCAAGTTCAAGACGCGCCCGATCAATGACGCGGTTGGTGCCTATGAACTGCACTACTATCAAAAAATCCCGACCATCACCGCCGGCGGCGACCTCGCCACCAACTGGCTGCTGACAGAACATCCCGACGCCTACGAGTTCGGCTGCGTGACCGAGCTCGCGGCAATCGGCCGTAATGCCGAAATGGCGCAACTCTACAAGGCACGCCGCGACGAGGTGCTGGCAGAGATCACCCAACTGTCCGCGCTCACCACCGGCCCCACCAGCCCGGCAGTACGAACCGCGGAGTATTATTGATGACGATGATCTTCGACGGTGATGGCAACGAACTTGCCGATATTGTGCTGTCGGAAAAGCAGCAATCGGTGCTTGATCACGACGAGGATATTATTGTCCTCTACCACACGCCGCAAATGCTGCGGTACATCCTCGGTGAGCATTCGGGCAGCTTCATGCTGCACAAGCGCGGAGATCGCATCGTTGCGGCAGCGCCGGACAGTTTGCGCGCCTACGCCGATCTGCAGCGCGCCATCAAAGCAGCGCGGGAGCAACACTGATGCCACCGTTGCCCGTTGCGCTCGCCGAATGGCGGCCCGACATCGCCCTGCTCGACGTTCAATTTTCTGCCGATGTCGAGAATGTTTTCGTTGGCGCCAATTCTTATCTGCCGATCCCCTCGCTGCTGCCGTTTGCCGGCGGCACGCCATTGCCGGGGCCATGCGTTGGCCTGTTCTCGGCGCGTACCTCGGATGGCGTGTGGCAGATTTATGCCGGCACCAGAACCGGACTGTTCAAATATGGCATCGGCGGCTGGATTGATGTCAGCCGCACCACCGGGGGTGCGTACAATGTGCCTACCGGGGAACTGTGGTCGTTTGCGCAATTCGGCGATCATCTGGTGGCGGTGCAGATCGGGGATGTGCCGCAGGAGATCAACATCAAGACCGGGACAAATTTCATCGCGCTGGCCGGCTCGCCGCCGATCGCGCACAAGGTCAGCCAGGTCGGCGACTTTCTGGTGCTCTCCGGGCTGCTGAGCAATCAGCGCAAGATCATCTGGTGCGGCATCAACGACATCTACATGTGGACGGTGGGGACCAACCTCTGCGATGAGCAGGAATTCCCAGACGGCGGCATTGTGCAGGGGGTGGCCGGCGGCGAAATCGGCTATGTCGTGCAGGATCGCGCGATCAGGTTGATGCAGTTTCTGCCGGGCGACACCGCCACGATCTTTTCATTCACGCGGGTGGTGCAGGATCGCGGCTCGATCTCGGAGTTCGGCTACACCACCATTGCCAACGTGCTCTATTTTTTGGCCGAGGATGGCTTCTATGCGCTTTCGGGTTCGCAGCTAACCCCGATCGGCAACGAGAAGGTCAACGAGTGGTTTCTGGCCAATACCGATCCCGGCCGGCGCAATGTGGTGCAAGCGATCACGGCAAACAAGCCGTGGGTGGCCTGGGCCACGCACTCGGGCTCGAGCCCGCAGCAAGACGATATGGTCATACTGTACAACTGGGTGCTCGATCGCTGGGCGCGGATGACCGAATTTGCGCAGATGTGGGCTACGATGGCTTCCGCCGGCCTCGACCTCGACACCGATGGCACCGAGCCCGGCGATGCTGATCTCGACAGCAATGCGCAGCCGCTCGACAGCTTCCTGTATGAAGCCGGCCGACCGCTGGTCTGCGCGGTTGATATCAACGGCTTTCTCTGTGCGCTCGCCGGCCCCAACCTGCAGGCCACGCTCGAAAGTGCCGAAAT